CGTTGGCGCAGGGTGGATTCTTACATTTTTTGATCTTTGCGGATCGTGCGCAATAAGCATCGCCCTTCGATGTGCCGGGTCTTATTCTATCACCGCCACCTTTGGCTTGACCTGACTGACCATAAGAACGGCACTTGCCATTTACTCGTTTTGCAAAGCGCTTGCCCTTGGCAGGCTTACAGGCTTTCTTCTTTTTCTTCTCATCCATAAGAGCCTGATACTCTTCTTTGATTACTTGTCTAACATATGATTCTGTGAGTTCCATTACTTCTTAGATTTCCTTTTTGCTTTTTTACCCCAAGACTTACCCTTGCCTCTTTCTTTACATGCGCCGGGAGTCGGGCGGCACGCTGGGTATTTCTTTCTCTTTTCTCCAGAAGAACGACCACAAGACTTGTAGCCACCTTTTCCATCGGGTGAGTTACAATCAACCCAGCCCTTTCTCTTACCTTTTGCGCCTTTACGACCAAACCAATCTCTTAGGCTTGATTCTTTACTTGATTCAGTTCCCGCCTTCTTGCGCTTCTTACGTTTCTTTTTTTTTTCGTCAAGGACGGCTTGGTATTCCTCTTGAATTATCTGTAGTAAACGTTCGTCTAATTCTATGCCTTCGTTCTTCTTTGACTTATTGCCCCAGTTCTTAGCACCGACTTTGCGGCACTTCACAAGGGCGCCAGAAGCATAAGCAGATGGCCAGACCTTATAACGAGACTTAACTTTGTGATAGCAGGCGTCCTTTTTTGCCTTCTTCTTCTTACGCTTCTTACGGCGCTTTCTCTTTGCACGTTTTGACGATTTTTCATCAAGCTGCTCTTCTTCTTCTTTCAATAAACGAAGTAGGCTGTCCTCATCAATTTCGTAAAGGTCTTCCATTTACCACACCTCGGTAGTAAATAGTGTCACCTCTCATTACATTCCCTTGAAATCTTATTCAAGAATGTTTTTAGTTCTTCCCAGTTCAGTTCTCCAAAACCATCTTGCATCATAAGTCTCAGCAGTTCAGTTTTGTTAAAGTCGCATTCAAAGTTTTCAAGTGCATAGTCGATAGTCTGCTTACCTTGGACTGAGATAAGTGGAGAATAAAGCTGCATCATCTGGTAGTTGTGTTCGATAAGTGCTTTTGACTCTGTGATGTTTTTATAAACTTTTAGTTTTGAGTCTATGTTCTCACAGTAATCCAGTAGCTCATCAATTGTGACAGTTCGTTCTTCTTTCATAAACGGAAGCTTGGTAGCAATCGTCTTCATTCCGACCCGACTAACGCCGGGAAGATTGTCGCTAGCATCGCCGTCCATAGCGCGAGCAAGAGCCATGTTTGTTGGATGAACCCCCATTGTTTCAATCACAGTTTTTTTGGTTTCAATCTTGTCTGTCGTTGGACGGTAGACCACCGTCTCGTCATCGCAAAGCTGCAAAAAGTCTTTGTCGTTTGAGACGATAACTTTTTGCCAACCTTTATAATGCCCAGAATTGCAGACATGAGAGATGATGTCATCAGCCTCTACTCTTTCAAGGATAAGCTGGATGATTGGCATTTGATTTAGGTATTCAATAATCTGTATTTGTTGCCAGACTTTATTCTGCAATTCCTCGTTCTCTGTCAGATTGTGAACAGAACGATTGAGACGCAGAGGCTTCCTGCCTTGTTTGTAGCCAGAGTTGAGAGCTTTGCGCTTCTGAGAACCATTTGGTCCATCCCAACAGATGACAATCTCATTTGGTTTTGTTATTCTCACAAGCTTCTGTAAGATCTTTATAGATCCCTTGATCCCGCCTATTGGTTGTCCATGCTGAGACAGGCTGGGGTCAACGATAAACGCCCTCAAAAACATATTGAGGGCGTCAATTACGAGCACACGTTTCATAGGTTACCTCCACCCCATAATCTAACAGGGTGGAGGCGCTATGTCAAGACGCTTTATTTATTTTTTCATCTACTTCATAGAAGTCTGATGCTTCGCCCTCTCTCTTGTCAAACTTCTGGACTACAACCTCGTCCATAAAGTCCATTACGTGCTGCTTGAACTCAGGGTCACCATTCAAGGTGTCAACCCATTTGCTGGGCTGGAACTTCTTGGAATAACCGTTGTGTTCAAGTGTATACCAAGAACCGGCGACAGTCATAAAGCCCTTGAGAGCCTCAAACCAACTTTCTTCATCTTGGACGCCAATTGATTCGGTTCCCCATAAGATACGGAACGTACAAGTTCTGCCTTGGGTTCCAAAGCGAGACTTTTCAAGCTTGACCTTAACTTCTGAACCAATACGGAAACCATTGTCATCAAGTACATAGGCTGCCTTACTCTTACGACCTGTAAGCCAGATACGAAGAGAGTAAGCATAGTGCATAGCCTTTCCGCCTGGGGTGATGTAAGGTGTTGTCATCGCAATCTGCCGTGCCATCGGTCCATGTGGGATATTGGTCTTCAACTGATTGAGAACAAGGAACGTTGCCTTCTTATCTGCGAGTGGAATAACCAACTTTGACATCGCCTTCGCAAGAATGCGAGCCTTGGTTGCCACAGACGACTGAGGGTTGAAATCTCCCGCCACATCTGAGACTGACGGCGTGAATGCCAGAGAGTCCCAAATAAACAATAGTTGGCTATCTGTTGCTCCCAATAGATCTTCTATAGTCTCAAGCACAAACTCTACGGATTGAGCCTGAACATACATCATTGAGCCCAGATCACAGCCAGCCTTCTCCAAGAAAGTTGGATCAATCGCAGACTCAGAATCAAAGTAGATTACTCCAATTCCCATCTTCTGAGCATTTGCTGCACACTGAGCGGCGAGGAAGGATTTTCCTGTTGCCTCCAATCCAGCTAGCTCTGTTACCTTGCCGACAGGGATGCCGGCATACTTCCCCTTACAAACAATTGAGTCAAGCCAGCGCGATCCTGTTGGAATCCACTGCTTCACTGATGTTGGGTTGTCTTCTCTTAAATCGTGAGCAACATTGCGCCCAGCCTTTTTGTTTATCATCGCTCTCATCGCGCCCATGTCCACGCGACCAGCTTTGACTTCTTTCTTTTTAGCCATATAATTCTCCTTATTTTTTAGCTTTTCTTTTCTTTATTTTTTTTAATTTATGAGCCGAAGCTCAGAAGTAATTATAACATACAACAACGAAAGGCGCAACAAAAAACCCCCACCTTTTTAGGGGTGGGGGCGACTGGAGCTTTTTGAGCTTTTACTAGCCAGTCATCAGATCGTTGAATGCCTTATCTACGCTCGACTTGCCGCTCTGGTTATACTGAGTCGTCTCCTTCGAGCGACCCTCAGCCGACTTATCGCCAGAGAGCATTCCGTCAAGAATTGCACCCACCTCGTCGCTACTATGTCGCGTGAATAGTGAGTCAATGTCGGGCATTCCCTGAAGCAGTCCCGGGATTGCGTCCTTGTCCTGTAGAAGAGTGCTCGTGTTACGACGCATCTTCATGTTGGTCTTTGGGTAAGCGCCTGGGGTGGTGGGCTTCGTGTAAGTAATAGTAATGTCGGTACCGCCTTCGGGATCCGTAATGTCGCCATACTCTGGGTCGAGGATGTAGCCAAGCAGAAGCTCATAAGCCTGCTTTCCATAGCCATAAACCTTGACACCCTCAGACTCAAGACCGCGAACTACCACGGGCGAGAAGTAGCGATTGCGAACGAAGAGAGACTTAGCAAGCTTCTTGGTCTCCTCGTCATTGTTGTCAGTTCCATCGCGCCATAGCTGTGACGCAAATTCACAGATTGGGCACGCTTCACCGAAGTTACGCTTCGGGCACATAACGCCTCCGCGATGTCCTTCGATGTTATAGTGGAAGAAGACCTCCTTAAGTGGATCTCCGTCCGATGTTGGGACGATACGCACGTCTGTATCGCCCTCTTCTGGCTTGAACCAGACACTAGCCTTGTCACTCTTTCCGTTTCCTCTAAGTGCGGCAAGCTTCTTCCGCATTAGTTCCATGTTGATTCCCATAATAATCTCCTTGTTGTTGGGTAAAGTATAGCAAGCGTTCCTTACTATCTGAATGTAACACTCTGATCATAGCCTGTCAAGAGTATTTATTTTTGGGGGGTTTGAGAGCTTCCCCTTGCTCATCTGTAGTTTAGCGCATTTAGCTTACGCTGTCAAGCGTTCTCTGTTCTTGAACGAAATTCGTGTGAGCCACACAGAACCCAAAGTCCGTTTCGTAAGGCGATTCATAGATGCCATAGGTGACATTTTTAAATGCGTTGCGGGGTTTATTCTTTAGGCTCTCAACCACTCGGGAGTGGAGCTTTCCATCCGTCTCAAGACGTTCTGATGCTATACATAAATAGTATGCTACATCGCGATCTTCTCGCAATTTATAGTACCAATTTTCAGTTAGTTTGTCAACTGAGACAATGCCTACAGAGCGAATTCTCTGCACTTCTGAGGGCTTGGAAAGGTTGCCCACAAGTGGCGTTGTGTGATCAAAGACGTTCAAGTAATGGACCGCATAATAAATACTTTTATTGATTGTCTCAAAGTATTTTTTTATTGGGATTTCGCCTATTGTCTTTTCAATTGCCGGGTTAGAAAAAGTGGTGAAGCTGCTGAATAGACCCGACCTCGCGTATTCCTGTAGAATTCCAAAAATGGCTCGCTCTTGCAGCTTCGCATCTCCAATCAAAAGATCGACATCAGGCTTGATGTAGAAGATGTCTATCTTCTTATCTCTTATTTGTTGCAAAATCGCAAGTGTATAGTTTGCGGAGAATGAAGACCCGCAAAGAAACACTTGAACTCTATCTTGAACTGCCGTAAGTGTTTTGTAAGAAGATAGTTTTGGTGCCTGTTCCTCACAATCTTCTGGTTTATTCGCTTTTGGTAGTTTTCTCGTCCACTTCGTGTTCTCTTGTTCCCCTGAGAAAAAGAAACAATTGTATTCTTTGTGATTCTCAAACAGAGAAACCACATTGCAGCCTGCATCACCTATGCCTATTAAAGAGATCATAGATTTAGACCCTTCAGATTTCCATAGTCCTTGCCAGCTTTGACATTAGCCATGAATTTTCCTAATTTGTTATTCTCAAAAATTGCTTTCAGTTCTGGGACCTTCTCTTTATCTTCTTCTGCGATGTCAAGAACAATCTCATCATGGACGATAAATGCAACCTTTGATTTTGTGCCCATAAGGACATTATCTAAGGCAACAGCACGATCGAGAGTCAAGTCAGATGTTGTGCTCTGGATGAGATAGCTCAATGCCCTACGCTGATCTACCTTAATGTGCCTGCCAGTTGGTGTGCTGACCTTCCCATCTTTATAGAATTTAGAGAGGACTCCTTCACGGCTGTAAACGGATCCATTCAGAGACATGTCATTCACATTATAGAGAGTGGCGAAGAATCTAACCTTAGCTTCATCACGATCCACCGGAGAGCCGCCATAAAGATGTCTCATGTTCCAAGTGTGAATGTCTTCCTGAGGCTGTTCATGACCTGAGAGTGACAAGAACGTCCTCACTTCTGCGCCGTTATAGTCAAAGGAAACAAACCAGTCATTTGTTGGTTTGATAATTTCTCTGAATTTCGCTTTCATAGTTAGGATTGGATTGCTGTCTTTGAGCGTCGTAAGGCGCCCTGTAACCGTTCCAAAAAGATTGTAGTTCACATAGTGTGGCTTATTTTTTACAATGTTTTTGATGTCGGCACGGTCGCTTGTGCTGGTCATAAGATGGCGACAGCCGTCTACGTTGACATTGAGTTTTTGGTATTTGATCTTGTGAATCAACTTGTAGATGCTGTCTAGCTGAGTGTAGTTCTCTGGCTGTTCATAAGTGTCAAAGACGTGCTTCGTAATCTTATTACGAACCTCACAGAACTCCATCAAAAAGTCTTCTGGAACTAAATCAAAGAAGCAGTTCTGCCGCAAGTTTATTCGCGCTATTTTGAACGAAAGCAAATAGGCTTTGAATGTCTTTTGAACTTCGTCCAGTTCTTGCTTTAGATCCTCTGGGCAAGCTTCCTGAAGGTTCTTGCCGCCAGTGTAGAGCCAAGCGTATTCTATGCCAGGATCCTGAACGGAGCCTGTGTACTTCCAAGTCTTGGTAAGCTCGTTAGGGAAACTATCAAAATGCAGCTTTCCATCAACATAGATGCCAACACACTCGGACTTGTCGTCAAGTGTCTGAAAAATCATGTGTCCTCTCTAAGTCTCTGTGCTTTCACAAGGTAACTCAAGGATCCTCTATAGTCAAACGGCTGGTTCACATAGCGTTCGAAAGTTCCAAGTGCGGTTCGGTTGCCAACGCTTCTTGAAAGCTGCAAACAGTCTGTGATTATTTTTTGTCTCTCCGCTTCACTGAAGCGAGTCTCTTCTTCTGAGAATCTAAGGTTGAAATAGAATTTCAAGAAGAAGTCATTAGAAAACTTTTGCTGCAATGATTGAAGTGTGTAGCGTTCAGTAACTATTATCTTTGAACCACACTCATCAGATGTTGGAATGTGTGTTGGAATCATTTCGTTATAGAGTCTCAATAGCTGTTGGGGCAGTTGATTATAAAATCTATTATGTGTTGCTGAAAAGTTAAAAATCAACACGTCACTGACGTTTCTAAGCCCATAAGCATTAGCATAACCTTTCATTGCTTCAGAGTCAAGGTCGGCGATCAGTCTCCAGGGAGCATTGATGTCGATCATGAAACCATAAGAATTGCAAGCGTTTACATAAAAAGCCCAATTTTTGCTGTTTACAAATTCATTTATTTTTTGATCATCATTGTCATAGGGGGCATCAGCAATCTCAAGAGAAAGTCCGCTATTTGTTATGCTATTTAGTTTACTTTTTGTGTAGGCTGGCATTGACATCGGAAAAGTTCTTGTTACTATAGTGACTGTTGATAGGAGTTCTTTTATGAATGTTTGAAAGTTTTGTATATTATTAATATTTAGATTTTGTTTTAGAGCTTTAATAAAGTTTTTTTGATATTCATCATAACTTATGTTGTTGTCTTTATAGCTTTTGTAGACTTTTAGATTGGTAAGGTTAGGATCGTTAGAATAAATATCGCCTGATTGTTCTGCTTTCTTAAACTGCTGTGATAGTGCTTCAAAAGCATCTACGATGAATCCTAATGCTTTAACATCTTGTTGAGGATTGGCAGAGTTTCTAAACTGTTTTAGAACACTAAGTCTCGGATTTAAGACAATAGGAATAAAATTTCTATCAACCTTTCCGTATAAAGCTTTTTCAGCAAAAGTAAAATCTATAAGATTTGGGTAACCTACTTTAAAAACATCAGAACTATAAATTATTCTTTTGTTAAATAAGTCTATGGATGATTCATTGTTGTTATTTTTATAAAATGTTGACATTATATTATAGCTCCATTAAGATGTATATTCGGGACGACTTGGAGCGCCCGCGTGCGATGCTTCTTGATATTCAGAGCGACTGGGTGGATCAACTCTTGGCTTAGGAACTCTTACTTTCGCTATGCATTTTCTAGCATTTTTAATTTGTGGATTTCTTTCTACTATCGATGATTCATTTCCTTCTTGCGATTCTATCCTGCCATTTGTGTCTGCAACCCATTTAGCTACCAATTTGGTGTCTGCTTTGCCGGGCGCAATGGAGTGCTCTGCTCTAGTGATCATGTAATAGCCGCCTATGCCAAATTGACTGTAATTTATGTCTGCTTCTGGGGAGAAGCCTCTGGGATCAATGTAGATGTAACAGCCGGGCAAAGCAGACACATTTAGAAAACAATCAACACTAGCATTGTAGACTTCTCTCAACTGTGTTAGACCATCAAAGCCCTCTTTCTCAAATCTAAGTTCCTTTTGGCCGGCCATGTCGGTTCTATCTAGAGTTATGTTTTTGACTAATCCCCTGTCCTTGCCTAAAACATAGTGAAAAATGCCACTACTTCTGTCTTGTGCTGCGTCTCCTGTCATGAGATTTGTTGGATATGATCTACCAGCATAAAAAATGTAATAGTTCATCTCTCTTTCAATTGGAGGATTGTTTACTGGAGAGCGGTCAGGACCAGAGACATGTAAGATTGGTTGCATGTTTGTTTCCGATAAATCAAAAACATTTCCGGCACCGAAACCCGGCGCTCCTTTGGTAATCCTATTGTTGGCAATGTAATAGGTGATGTCGTCCAAAGGCACCTGTCCACTCTCAAACTCCCCTTTGTCTATCTCATGCCCTCTTCCCTTTACAAAGCCGTTTTGCGGAAGGTTATAAGAAGTAACCACCGTGCTATTAAGTTTTAATTTCTGCCTTATGTCAAAATCAAAACAGCCATCATTGTTTAAGAAGTTCTTAATGACTTCGTTGATTAGATTTTTAACAAAGTTTGTTAATGGATAATATGTCTCTTGTCTTCCTATCATTTTTTTAGTTAGAAATTCTGTAAAATAATTTAAAGAGATTGGAATGTCCCCAATACTACAGAATTGTGTTTTATCTGAAACAAACGGATCTTTAATCTCTACTGGTCCAAGAACAATTCTTAATTTTTCAAATTGAGCTTTTGCTTTCAAAAGACTCAGCTTATATTCTTTTCCGCCCCTCTCATTCATGTATCTATCAAATGCCGGCTTGTCTATGTTTAGTTTCGCTGTTACACGAGAAGCATCGGCAGCGCTGTAGACGCCTTGAGACTCTATCATTTTTGGAAAATTCAATTGTTTTTGTACTTCTGCGGATTCTCTTAGTGATTCATCTATTGATTCCATAATAACAGCGAGAAGATCTGAGATGAAAAAGAAAGTTATTGAATTATCTTCTTGTGTTAGCTGAGCAACTCGACTTCTTTCGTTTTCTGAATTAAAATTTTTGTAAGCAGCCTGAATGGCTTTTGGTGATGAATCATCAAAAGCTTTGGGGGTCAATTTATCACTATCATCTATCTTTCCGGTTCTCAAAAATTTGTTTACGTCTCTATAGGATAAGTTGTAGCTCAGCAACTTTTCTTGTTTTCTAAGTTTTTTCAAAATTGAAGAAAAAGATGCTTTTTTCTCACTTTCTAAAATTTTAGCATCTGCTTCTTTTATCAAATCTAACGTTTCTAGATCACACCCCTCGGTGTTTAAAAATTCATAAAACAATTTTCTTGCATTTCTAATAGCTTCTATCTTTGGATCAGAAAAAATGTTAAACTTAACTTGGTTAAAGTAATCTTCAATGTAGGCAAGATAATTTATGCTAAAAACAACTCCACCCGCTTCATCAAAATTGAATTCATGTGTTGTTGGCGTGAGGTTTAAATTAACAAATGAATTCCTAACGGCATCTATTTCAGAAAATTCAAAACTACTAACTTTTTCTTTGGGGATAGCCCACCCCACAACAGCCTTCAACCTAAAATTAAGTTTATCAAGATTCTGCTGATCAATAATGTCAAGATTTTTTCTTAAATCTTCTGGCGTCTTTCCGGTTCTTAATGCCAAGTCAGCAAACTTGTAGCCTTTGCGTTGTGTAATTAGATCGCCAAAGCTTGTAGCAAAAATTGATAACTTTGCTTGAATTGCTTTTTTAGTTGCAAATGGATCTGAGCCATGGAACGTAAAATTAAAACTTTGCAATCCAACACCGTAGCCTCTCTTGTTTTTATTCTCAAATAGATCTAGAGCACTGCTGAGTTTGCTTTCCTCTCCTCGATAACTTGGAACAGCAGGATTGGTGTCGAATTTTATTTCTGTAGAGCCTATGTCTTTGCCTGTAGTGGGGCTTGTTTCTATCCTATACAACCTTATTGTTGGCACCAAAGATGACAACTGGGCTGTTGTTAGGTTGAACAATGCGAAAGAAGACGGATATTGAACCAGCCTATTCATAAATTTGAATGGCTCTCCCTGCATAAGGATTGGTGCGTTTGCGTCCGTAAAAATAAGCTCTGATTCCTTAATTTGTGAATTAATAGGATCAGTCGAGTCTTTGATACTTGTTTGGGTTTCGATGTAAGGCAATCTCGGTGTCAAAGATGGAGATGTTTTTTTAAATTCTATTAGGTTTGATATCTGAGAAAGAACAAAACATTGTTCTTGATAGAGCTTTACTTCTGCGAAGATGCTCTTGGCTTCTTCTGCTAAATCTAATTGAATTTGTTCAAGATCATTTTTTTGAAGGGGTGCTCGACCCGGTAAAGAAGGAACTATACCTGCTTCTCTTAAAACCTCGTAGACTAAGAATTTTGGAGAGGGTGGACCTTGTTTACTTCTTTCGTTTTCTTCTATTAAAGAATTAAACCATTCAAGTAGCCCAATGAACCAGAACTGTTTTACTTCATCGTTGAGAAACGGAGGGCATGTATCTGCTAAGCTTTTGTATGTTTTTAGAAAATCATTTAATCCAACTGCCGAATCATTTGTAAGACTATCAAGTTGATTATAAGATAACTCAAACCAACGAGTTGTCGATGGCTGAACTAGACCGGCAAATTCTGTCTGAACGGTTACTTTTGTTTTTCCAAACTCTGCCCCACTAAAAGCCTTTACTATTGGAATGTTTTGTCCTATAAAGGCTTCAAGACTCTTGGGCTCTGCAATTGATTTTATCAATGTTTCATCGAGTTTTTCCCATTCTGGAGCAATGTCATCAGACAAGCCTGCCCTATCCGACAATCCATCATAGTCATCTTGTTTGCTGCCATTATGAACAGTGTTAAGTTCGGTAATGTAGGCATTTAAGACTTTTGAAATTTGCGCTTCGACGGGCTCGTCGAAGCTGAGGCAATGGTTTTCAGCCATCTATCACGCTCCTAAAGCGACTAACGCTTCTTGTAAATCTAAAGGAATCTCAAGCACATCGCCTGTGTTTGCTTCGGCTTCTGTCGGAATGCCATTAAACCAAGCAATGACCCACCAATAGCGAGTGTCGCCGTAGTATTGATGTGCAAGATTATAGAACCTATCACCGTATTTCCAGATGTGTGTGGAGGTCTTTAATCTTATTCTGTCGGAGATTGTTGGTTGTCTTAAGCGTGGTGTCGCAAATTGTTCTATTTGTTTTACACCTCTGCGCTCACGCAACTCTCTGTAGAAGTCTATGTCGTTTATGATTGTTTCTGATGTAAAGTTTTTGATGTCGCTCATTTTCTCTCCTTACCAAGACCCAGTTCTCGTAGAAGGGCGAGCCGCGCCAGCATGTCTTCTTCTATAGCGGGTGCCCTCCCTTTTAGTCGGGCTTTCGCATCTTCATCGCCATCGAAGCCTCCTCGGTGGTCGGCTTGCAATCTTAGATCTCCGAGCACACCACTATAGCGCGCCCTTGCGTTGTCAGCTTGTTGTTGTCTTAGTTTTCTTGCTTGGTCGTCTGCTTTATTTTTTTCGACTTGTGCGTCATAAGTTGCAGATTTTTTAGCAGCTACCGGCGAAGTGTCATCGGTGATAACTCCATAAGGAAAAAGTGACTGCGATGGTTTGCCGTCCTCCTCCCATCCAATGGTTTTTTCATGAATTGGAGAAAACGACAGGTTTACGTCAATAAACTTTGGTAAAATAGTGTTACTAACTGGGCTTGCTACGCCGCCTTCCTCGCTTCTTTTGAAGAAGACGCCCTCGTCTCCCTCTAGATTATGGTTTATGTTCAGGTTATCTATAACCCCCAACAAGCCACTTTTTGCATCAGATGAGGTTTTGTAACTATTGTAGAAAACATTTCTTGGAATTGATTCATCGCTGGGTAGTGGAACTTTGCTATTAAAGTTGCTAACTAAAAGATTCATCACTTTGACTCGGATAAGTGGAGCCTGTGATAATGTTGTGGCGCTACCCACCTCTGTGTAACTGGGATAGAGCATTTGTTCAAGAACAGAAACTTTGCCAAGATTTTCGTATGCTTCGCCCTCGCTAGCAGCGAGCACCTTGAATGCGAGTGTTATTTTTCTTGTTGTGTTCTTGTATTGATAAATTGGATCTGTTCTACCAAACGTTTCGTGTGGAGTAAAATTGGAGCTATAACTTTCGTTGAATGCTGTTATGAATGCTTTAAAAAACACACTTCTTTTAGATGGAACATGGTAAAAAGAAATTACTAATTCTCGCTCATTGGCAAGAGCATCAGAGCCATCGACTAGTGTGCTGTTTTCATTTTGATATTTTCTTACGTCAAAGTTGTTCATTTATTATCCCTCTTTCATGGTCAGCCGCCGACGGCGACGGAGCGGATCTGCCTTCCGTTCGATTTCCTGACTACTTTATCGACCGTGTCGTCGCCAATCTGGACGTGTATTATCTGCTCTATTTGAGAGCCGTTGTTGTTGTTTGTGACTGTGTCGCCAAATTGCGACATTGCATAGTTATTGGCTTCAGTTGCGGCGGCAGCGCTCTGGGTTGCTGCGCCCTGCATAGCCACATTCATTTCAGTTACTCTTGCAGTAGAGAACTTAGCGCTCTCGCCCACAAAATTTAATCCGTTGCCGGTTTCTTCTAAGCCTTCTGGGATGGAAGGCGAGCCAAAATCAATAGCGAGAAGAGCCGCAAGCGAACCAATTGCTGCAACCAAACCAATAATAGCGATTGCTCCTGCATAAGCTGGCGCAAATGCAAACGCCATAGCAATACCAAGAAGGGTCAGTGCTACAGCCAAACCTGTTACCGCACTTATTATGACTTTAAAGCCAAATGCAACTGCATCTAGGTTCTCGGACATCCAATCAGACATTGCCATTAGTCCATCAACAATCGGCTCCACAATCGGGATTAGCTGAGCCATGAGTGTGTTCATTTTTTCTTGGAAGCTTTGGACTTTTGCTGCACGTTTTGCCAAAGCTTCATATTGGTCAGATGATTTTTTGGTAAATTGTCCAACCATGTCCATGTTGCCAGATAGAGCCAATGCCAATTCATTTACATCTTGTAGCCCCATCGCTTGAGCAAAGAACTTCGCTTCAAAATAAGTCATGTCATCAAACGATTTACCAGCATCTTTGATTGCATCTGTCATTTGTTCGAAACGTTTAGTTGGATCTGTTTCCGTGAGAAGCTCCATGGCATTTACAAAGTTACCACCGAGCGCTGCGTTTAGTTTGCCTGCTTGCTCTGCGGCTCCCTCAAAGGTGTCGAACTTTTCAGTGATAGCAAGAAGTCTACTGACTTCGATTCCTGTAATCTTGGCAGTTTGTGCCAAATCCTTGAATGCTTTGACTCCATCTCTTCCGAACTTGGCAAGTTGTGGTCCAGCAGCAGCAAAATCAGAAGCCAGCTTTGAGGGTGCCACACCAATGTCTGAAGCAAATGCGGCTAATTCACGAGATGTCGCTGCTGCTTGGGTGGCGGTTTGTCCCATAGCTTTAATCAAGTTCTGCTGACTCTTTGCCAAGTCATCATTGGAGATGCCAAGTTTAGACAAGACTGTGTTGGTTTTTATCAATTCTTCTCTAGAAGCTCTAGACATCATGGTAAAATCAGAAACATTTGTAAAGAGACTCTGGAAAGAGGCACTAACTTCTTCAATAGTTCCGCCAAATGCACGAGCTTCATTACCTACTGTTATGAGGCTTGAGGCAAATTCATTTGATGTGCCCGTAGCTTTTTGAAAAGCATTTGAAGCATCGACTACTGCGATTGCCATCTTGACAATCTTTGTCCACACAGCAACTGCTACCCCAATGACAACAAAAGCAGCAGCCAATCCACCTAAAGCAGCGATGCCCTTAGGACCAGCCCTGACGAGCGAAAAGATGCTGTCTGTGAACTTGCTCATTAATTTATTTTTTAGATTTTTAGTTAGAGCACCACCTAGTTTCTTAAGACCGCCCACTAGGTTGCCTTTTAGTAAATCACCAAACGCTCCTACAAGCTCATCCGACGTTTTCTTTGCATTCTTGATTGATTCATCTAGTTGTTCATATTGATTTTCTAGATCTTCTACTGACTCTCGTTCGGCTTTGCCTTCTTTTACTAATTCTTTCTGCTTGTCAATCCGTGCCTGAAGTGCCTTTAGCTGATTATTGGATCTGTCAGATTCTGTTTTGGCGTTGGCAGACAACTTTTGGTAATAGCCTATTTCTTTTTCGAGAAGATCCAAGTTTTTTTGCCTCTGGATCTGTAAAGAAACTAATGCCTGTCCTTGATCCAGACTCAGTTTATTTGCTTGCGCTTGATTATTTAGCAAAAAATCTATTTGCTGCTTAGTTAATTGATTTAACTCTTTGCGCAGTTTGACTTGATTTTTTAGCGCAGCAGTTTGTGCTGCCAATGCTTCTGCTTTTTGTTCTGGAGTCAACGCCATGCAAAGCTACCTCTCTCTATAAATAGCCATCTATGCAAAAAGCAAGGGCTCCCGAAGGAGCCCAAGTCTATCTAGCATATTCTTTTGGAATAGGGGGCTGGTTGGAAGGAGTCAGTTCTTGATAGCTGGAATTGGATTGTCCCTTGGAGGCTTTCTTGATTGCCTCAGATTCCATCTTAAGTTGTTTGATAGTCCTCTCAACAAACCATGTTCTTAGCCCTATAGGCAGGCTGTAAGCTTCAGAAAAACTCCACCCACCGTTGTACTTAAGGAAGAAAATTTGTTCATAAACTCCCTCATTGTATTCATCGGTCAGGCCAAAAAAAGTCCGCCGTAAGCGGCACCTCCATTTCTTGCGTATGACCACATTCGGTGCAAGAAAATTCTTGAGTAAGATCTACATCTGGAGTTGCTTGGCGAACAATCATGCGAAGGTGCCGAGAATCTCTTGAGGGAATGTTCTCGACTAGATAGTTAATAGCTTGCTGTGATGAGTCACCATTCACATCAACTATAATTGAACGCAATTGTCTAGAAATTAAGCCGTCCTTATTCTTTAAGTTGCTTAATGCTACTTCTTCTTTGCCTGTGAGCAACCTGATTCTTACTTCCGCCTGTGTTCTTGGAAGAATGCACCCAAAGGTTCCATCGCCGTAATCATTGATTCCATAATCTTCTGAGACATTCCCATGATCTATTCTGGCGTCATTTAGATTAAATTCATAGCTCTGCTTAGATTGACAGGCGGGGCACTGAACGTTTGTCACATAATCATTTCCATAACCAGAAACTCTGGCTGCAATAATTATTGCGTTTCGATCACCAATTAGCAAGCTAGAGGGCTTGATAGATTTGTCAACAATGACACTTTCTATTAATTTCTCTAAAGCCACGCCTTTCTTTAGAAGTGTTCTCGAAGTGAGAATGTCTTCTTCTTTGGCAGTCATCTGCTTGATTTCAATAGAGTCTTGTCCGTGTAACGGATGTCCCTGTGCATAGAAACGCCCCTGTGAGGGCAGATCCACAAACTCTGTGGGGACTACAAACGAGAAACCCCCACCACCTTGTTGGGGTGGAGGGCTCGTATCAGGCTGTTGAGCGCCGCCTAGGCGATCCTGATTTCTTGACAATTTACACCTCTCGTTTTATATTGTCTTATTAGGCTTTGAAGAACTCGTTGCCACCAGAACCATTGACAGCAGAAGAGTTGTTTAGAGTCTCTACTCTTGCCCAGTCAAAGCGAAGTTCTACGGTTGTTGTAGATAGGTCATCGCTTGTGTAGTCAAGGTCGTCCTGCTTTAGGCTTGTCATGAAAGCATTCCATAGGGTCCAAGACTCTACTGGGTTGCCGTCACCATCAAGCTGAGTGATTAGGACGGTTCCAAGAGCGCCTGTAGCCTTTGCCTTAGAAACAGTGCCTAGGGAGTTGGCGTCGGTTGGTGGAGTGTAACCAGAAGCAACCATGATGTCAGCAAAAGTGGCAGTGACATCTGGGTCAACCGGGTCTACTAAGGTAACTGTTACCTGTTCCCAAGTTACATTTCCTGGGTAGTAGAAGGTGTGACCAAGGTATTTGTGCTCAGCAGCGTTGACATTGAAGCCGGGCTTCGTAGCTGTCTTGGCGTACCATAATAGGGCTCCACCTTGGGCTGCGTTAATTCCTTGGAATTCCACAGTAAAGCGATGTTTACGCTTTGGATCTTTTAAAGTTGTGTCTTGACCGAAGTTGGTTGACCAGAATGGCATTTGTTAGGTTCTCCTGTTTTCATAAGTAAGTAGTGGGTGGGGGCAAAAGCCCCCGTTTATCAATCGTCAAATGATGCGCCGGTAGAAGCCACCACAAAATCAATTGCGATGTATTCGATAGCGCGGGCGGGCTTGACCATAATCTTGGCATACATGATGTTCTGATCAACAAGGTCAGGCGTTGTTGTCGTGTCGTCTAGAATTAGTCGGTAATCAGAGATGCCGAACTGAACCTTGACGTTAGCTAGGAATGGCTCAACTAGACCCTTGAAGCGGTTCCAAGTTGCCTGCACATTTTGCTCGAAGAGAATTTGTGTAGATAGAATTGAAATCTGCTTCTTGAGATAGATGACCAGACGGCGCACGTTAATGCGGTCTAGAGCAGAGGGACGCTCTTGCAGGGTCTTTTGACCGAACACTACGATGCCAGAGCTTGGGAAGCTAGCAATCGGGTTGATGCGAGCCTCGTAGAGTGTGTCTCTTTCTCTAGAAGTAAGACGCTGCGTTACATTTGTAACTGGAATTCCGGCAGCACCATCGGAAAGTCCGCCACGGTTGAAGCCAGCCGGCGCGAACCAGACCTGGGATGATTTCTCAGAACTTCCTAGGACACCAAGCATTGCCACAGAGGGCGGGATCCAGAGAAGCTGACCAGTGGGGGCGTCTAGAGTCTGAACCCATGGGAAGAACGTGGCTCCATAAGAGGAGTCTATTTGTCTGCTGCGAATAGCAGTGGCAGAAGTTTGCACGTTGCCAACAACTCTTGCAGAGCGACTGTAGAGTCCCTCGGCGGCAGGGAGGTAGACGCTTGGAAGGTCAATTAACGCCATGGCGTCTGCACGATCTTCGCATGTGTCAACCATCATAGTTGTCAATCCAGTGTTTGTTAAGCCTGGGATAGACAGAAGATTCATGTCAATGAAATCTGGGTCTGCAACGGTTTCGATGGCTCTCTTGTAAGTGTCGTAAGTGTAGCTGGTTAGCTCAGTAAC